CCCCAAAAACCGAAAACGGTCGACCTGTTCGCTGCTCCACCACCAGCGCTGCTGAGCAACGCCGTCGTGGTCGAGGCGTGGAACGCCATGGCGAAAGAGGCGGGGCTGGCGACAGTCGCGAAAGTGGACGGCAGACGAGCGTCAGACCTCGGACGGCTGATGAAGCGGCTTCCGCTGCCGCAGATTCTCGACGCCATTGCAACACTCGGAGCGCTTCCAGCATCGGCGTTCGTTCGCGGCGGCGGGCGCGACGGATGGCGAGCGACGTTCGACTGGTTCGTGCGTCCACCAGATCGAAACGGCGGCAATGGTGCCGTGCGGTTGCTTGAAGGCCAGTTCGCAGCAAGCGAGCCGATGAGCAACTTTGACCGGACCAGAGCCAGCATCGATCGCGACATGGACGCTTGGCGCGACGAGCTAACGCCGACGATGGAGGCTTTGCCATGAGCGCTCGCAACCACGACCGGCTGGTGACGTCCTGGCTGCTCAAACTCGCAACGCTGGTGGCGGCGACAATCGCGCCCGAAGACCTCAAGCAGCGCGTCGTCAGCATGGGCACGCTGCTCGGCGACGACTTTCCCGATGACCGGACTTGGTCGGCTGATGCGTTGCGCACGATGGTGGCGCAGTTTCGCTACTGGCCGTCCTACATCGAATTGCACGACGCGCTCGGTGCGTGGTGGGCAGTGCATCGCCCCGAGCCGGTGCGTCTGATCCCGCAGGACATCGAGCACCTTCCGCTTTCGCTCGATGACAAGCTGTGGATCAAATTCTGGCGCAAGCGGGTGCTGGAAAGCTTCAGCAACTCGTCGGGCGCAACGGTGCTCGGCATGATCCGCGAGAGGTATCCGGCAGCGTATGACTGGCTGGTGGCGAACGATCCCGACGCGGAGGGGGTCGCACGAGCGCGCGGCTGGCCGATGATCGTCGAGCCGGACGCGAGCATGCGGCGCGCGCAAGCTGACTGGCGCGACCCGGCGAAAGTGCGCGCGAGCGTCGCCCGCATCGGCCTCGATCACCCGATGCGGGGCGAGATGCTGCGCCTGCTGCGCGCGTTGGTGACGAAGCACTGCCCCGAGAACATGGCGCTGGTGCCCGATCCCGAGCCGGTCACACGAGCGCCGCGACCGCTGACGGTCGCTCAGCAGGCGCAGGCGCTGGGCGTGACGGCACCCCCGCCCCCGCCACGGGGGCAGTTGACCCCAGATCAACTTTCGGCCGCCCGCCGTGCAGCGAAGGACCGGGGCAGCCCGACAGGCTGGGTGGCTCCCTGGGAGCGCGAGGTATGACCGTGCATGATCAGACGTCCCCGAGAGGTAAACCGGCCCACCGCGCTCCTACAGGCGCGGGGACGCTCGTGCGCTACGAGGCGATGCGCACTCAGCTTGCCGAGTGCGCGCGCGTCGATGAGGCGAAGGACATCCGCGATAAGGCGGAAGCGCTGCGTGCCTACTCCCGGCAGCGTGAGGACAAAGAAGCCGAGCAGTGGTTCGAAGACATCAAGGTCCGCGCCATTGGTCGCATCGGTGATCTGTCAGCAGCCCTGCCACAAGCCAGCCCAGGTGGTTCGCCTCCGGGGAAGCGAGGGGGCGGGGGATCGACACTTTCAGGGGGGGAAGTGTCGAAAAAAGCGGCACTGAAGAGCGCGAACCTCACCGAGAAAGCAGCCGCCGAGGCCGAGAAAGTCGCGAAGATCGTCAAGCTGAACCCCGGCAAGCGCCTGCGTCTGCGCGACGTGCGCCAGATCATCAAAAAGGAACGTCGGTCAGAGCGTGAAAGCAGCCTCGCCGAAGCGACGCTCGCCGCCTCCCGCAAGCTCGGAAGGCAGGTGTTCGGGGTGATCTACGCCGACCCCCCGTGGCGCTGGGAGCCGTATTCGCGCGAGACGGGGATGGATCGAGCAGCCGACAACCACTACCCGACCATGACGCCCGACGAGATCGGTAACATCGTCCTGCCCGCCGCCAGGGATTGCGTGCTGTTCCTGTGGTCGACCGCCGCCATGCAGCCCGCAGCGCACTTCGTGCTGACCGCCTGGGGCTTCTCGCTTCAGACCCACTGCGTGTGGGTCAAGGACCGCATCGGAACCGGCTACTGGTTCCGCAACAAGCACGAACTCCTGCTGCTGGCGACGCGCGGGCAGGTGCCAGCACCGGCACCCGGCGAGCAGTTCCCGTCGGTGATCGAGGCCGACGTTGGCGCGCACAGTGCGAAGCCGGACGTCTTCGCGCAGATGATCGAGACGATGTTTCCGAACCTGCCGCGCCTGGAGATGTTCGGGCGCAAGCGTCGCGAGGGGTGGGTGGTGTGGGGAAACGAAGCGGAGAAGGCAGCATGAACGAGGCGACGACAGCACCGGAACGAATCAACGTGCTCAGAGCGCACATGGACGACATCGGCCACCTGATCGCAGTGGTGAAAGAAGACGCGGAGTCGATGCCGCTCACCATCCGCATCGAAGTGAACAACCTTGAGGAAGTGCTCGATCTGCTGCGGGTCAAACTCTACCAGTTGGAAAACCCATGATCACGGTCGAGCAGGCCGCGCTCGTGCTGGGCATGCTGGCGCGCGGCGACAAGCAGCACGACATCGCGGCGCACTTCGGCGAGAACTCGGGGCGCATCATCGACATCAAGGCGCGGCGCGGTAAATATGCCGACGTCGTCGCCGCCCCCCCGGAGCAGCTTCCGCCGCGCTACCGCGCGCCCGTGCACCCGCTGATCGATGCCGCGATGAGCGTTGCGGAGCAGGTGCAGGTGCTCGACGAACTCATCCAGACGACGCCGCTCGGATCGCCATCGGTCGTGCTGGAATTCCAACCCGATCTGGCGCGCGTCGTGCTCGAAACGCGCAACCGCAACAATCGCAACGTCAGGCCTGGGAAGATTCGCCAGTTCGTCGATGCTCTGACCAACGACTGCTGGATGCTGACGGGAGACACGATCAAGTTCGGCATCAACGGCGAACTGCTCGACGGCCAGAACCGGCTGCGCGCATGCCTCACGTCCGGCGTCTCGCTGCGCACGCATGTCGTCTTCGGCATCGATCCCGACGCCTTCACCGTGCTCGACAGCGGAGCGAAGCGCACGATGGGCGACACGTTCAAAGTGGCGAAAGTTCCGAATGCCCCGCTCGCCGCGAAGGCGGTGCGCTGGATCATCATCGCGGCCAACGCGAAGATCGACCGTGGCCTGACGATCAATAACGCCGACCTGTTCGACCACTACCAAAAGCGCGTCAACAAAGCGGTGCTGCAAGAGCAGATGAACCGTGCGCGCAAAGTGAACCACACGATCCCGCACGGGCTGTTAGCAGGGCTGCTCTACCTGTTCGTGCGCCGCGACGCGGCCAAGGCGGCGCTGCTCGCGCACGATCTGGAGAAGGAAGTGCGCTACGGCAAGCTGCTGGTCGAGCGCATCAAGAGCCTGCGCGCACAGAACGGCGGGCGGCTGAACGAACGCAACATCGTCAACCTGCTGGTCATGACGTGGAATGCCTACCGGACCGAGACGGCCATCGGTTCACGGACGCTGCGCTGGACCGACGCTGAACCGGATGTGGAGATTTCATGATCGAGATGCAGATCGCGCACCACGGGCTGAAGGACGTGATCAGCACGACCTTCGACGGAGTTGAATACAGCGCGCACAGTGAGGCCGATCTGGCGCGGGCGCTCGTCGCTGCTGGCGTGCCTGATCAGCCGTTTCAGACGCGCGCAGCAAACGGAACGCTGAGCATGCGCGTTCGCTCGCTGCATCGTCACGCGACGCTGATGGCGGGCGGCGTGAGCGGCTACGTCAAATGGAATCCATTCCCGAGCGGAATGCGCCAATGATTCCTGATCCTTCCTTCACCGAGTTCGCGAACGACGACGGCTTCTATTGCGAGCAGTGCCGCTCGGAAAACCTGCGCTGCGAACTCGCGGAGGTCACCCGGCGCGACGACGAGCACCACATCCGCTTCACCTGCCTCGCTTGCGGGCATCGCTTTTGGGAGCGCATCGACCTTGAGGCTGCTCCGTGACGTGGGCGCTGAAGGGAGCAGATCCCGAGATGACCGGCGATGAGCGTGGGCAGATCGCTGCCGAGCACCTGAGCGCGATCATGGAAGACGTGCCCGACTTCACCGACCAATTCTGCGTCCTCGGCATCATGTTGCAGGCGTTTGCGCTCTACTCCGAAAGCGGGATGCCGCCCGCCGAACTGATCAAGAGGATGGCCATGCAAGCCATCGAGAACATCGCCATGGGACCTGTGCAATGACCCAGTTACCGCTGATGGTGCTGCCACCTGCTGCCCTGGCGGCAGCAGAGCGCGCGCGCAGATTCAAGTGGAAGGGGCACGCGGCGCAGCCCGGCACCGGCCCCGCTGGCGAGACGTGCAAGACGTGCGAGCACGCGGTCGGCAAGCGGATGGCAAGCACCTACTACAAGTGCGAACTGCGGCGCTCGACGTGGACCGGAGGCGCGGGCACCGACATCAAACTCAAGGATCCGGCGTGCAGCAAATGGGAGAAGACCCGATGACTGACCTGTTCCCTGCCTACACCCGCGCCCGCACCGACGATCCGGCGACGTCGCACGCAGCAGCGGCGCACATCGTCGGCACTCTGAGGGAGAAGCAGGCGCGCGTCTTCGCTCTTCTCAAAGCGCACCGCGAAGGGCTGACCAATTGGGAGATTGAGGACTTCATGGGCGATCACGGCGCGACGTGGCGCACGCGAACGTCGGAACTCGTCCGGCTCGGGCTGGTGACCGACAGCGGTCGCACGCGCATCATCGCGAAGTCAGGGACCAATTATCAGCGCACCGTCTGGATATGCACCGAGTTTCAAATCGACGATCTGCTGTCCAAGATTGGCTGACGCTCAAGTTCGCGCAGCAGCAGCCACATCAGAACCCCTCCGATAGGGTCGTGCTTGCCCTTCATCGACAACAGGGCAGACCGCAACGCCGCGATGTTACCCTCCCAGCTTCCGTCTGCTTTCAGCAGCACGTTGACTTCGCCGCATAGGAGCGAGAGCGGGAAGGTGGGAGCGCTGACAAAGTCGGACGGCTGCCCATCGGGAGGGATTGGGGTCGAGTTCGTCAACGCGGCGTCTCCTTCTGCTGACGCGAGACGTAAGCGGCGCGCGCGCCAACGATGTCCATCGTCCCCGCCTTGAACGCTGCCCGCACTTCGGGATCGACGTTGACCAGGGTGTCCATGATCACCGACTTCTTGCCGGACGGATAGCTTCGAACCGTTCCCCGGCGCAGGTGCCAGCGCGGAGAGGCATGCGTGCCTCCGTCGCTGAGGCGACGGTGAGGCGACTGTTTCGCCAGCAGCGCAGTGACATAGCCCGTGGAGTCTACCCGCTGGTAGGACGGCAGGCGCGGCTTGCCTGACCGGGCGCGAGCGCGTTGCAGCTTTTCGTCCACGCGCACTGTTTCACGTGGAACACCCCGCACCTGCAACAGCGTCAGCACCGTCAGCAGCGGGTCGAACAGGTTGCCCGCTGCCGCTCCTTCCGGGGTCTTGTGCTGGTTCAGTTCGTCCGACAAATCGCTGCCGAGCAAGCGCCAGATCGAGGGCAATATCTGGCACGTGTAGCGCTTGCCAGCGTCTTCTTTCGTCGCTGCCCCGAGCAGCAGGCCCCGGTCACCTATCGCGAGCAGGCGGCTGGTGGCGTAGGTCACCGGCTGGAACTCGACGACCTCGACCCGCCCGGTGGGAAAGTCGATGGGATTGACGAGATAAGCCGCGACGGACGGGCGCTCTTCGCCGCCGCCTTCCCATGTGTGCATGAACAGCCACGGGTCGCTGAAGGGCTGCAGGAGCGCGCCTGCGTCGAACAGGATGCCGCTGCGCGATCCGCACTCCATGATCACGGCGTTCGGCAGGTGCCCGAAGTCGATGAGGCGTCCGGCGTTCGCTGCCGTCGCCACCATGTCTGCGATGAGTTCGACCTCGTCCTGCGTCGGTCGGTAGCGGGCGTGCTCTTCGTTCCTGACGAACGACAGATCCGGCGCGGCGATGCGCATCCCCAGCGCGCAGTCGCGCACGCCCTGCACCGATGCCTTCCACTCGCCGAACTGGCTCAGGTCCAGATCATGCGTGTTCTGCCCATCGGTCACGACGGCTTGCCGAGCGGCTGTTCTGCGATGTGCATCCCGGCAGCGCTCGCGACGGTGTCGAGCAAGTCCTTGGCGAGGGCGCACTGCTCGGGCGTAAGCCGTTTCAGCGGGAGAATATATTCAAGGGTGCTGTGGTGGGTCGCACCATCTTCGCCCTCGATTTCGTTCCGGCGCGTGCCGACGACCTTTCCGGCAACGTCTCGCTCGATGAACAGCATGGTCGACAGCAGGTGCCGCTCGTCATCTTCGCGGTAGACCATCTGCACGTTCAGCACTTCCTGCCGGTCTTCGGCTTGCGACGGCGCGATGGCTGCGCAGCGCGCGGCGTGCTCGGCCTGCGTCTCATTGTGTGCTTTGCGCACTTCGCGCACCCAGCCTTCGGACATGAACGTGATGGCGACAGCGTTCTCGGCTGCTGCCATCAGGCCCATGACGCGGAAGAAAACGACCTTGCCGGCCGCATCCGGCCAGCCGCCCTCGACGATCTTGCATCCTCTGTCGCCGAAAATGACGAACATCGGATTGCACTCGCCGTTGTGCATCAGCGCCGTGGTGGCGAACTCGACGTCCAGCGCGTGCTGCCCGTTCCAGTCCATTGTCCGTGCTCCTTGGTTGTTCATGCTCAGCCTCCCATCGCGGTGACGAGGTCAGCGCTGATCTGGCGGCGATACTTGCGCGCGATCTTCAGCCCGAGCGTCGCCTGCTTCGGGCTGAGCGTGACGCGCCCCGCCAGATCATGCCCGATGGCTGAGTCGAACTTGGAGAAGCCGACCCCGTTCAGAACGCGCGCCCCATCGGTGTCCATCCCGGCAAGGAGCCTCAGAGCCACGAGGACGGCTTCTACCTGCTGGGGGGTCAATGATAGCGGCTCGATGTCCGAAGTGGCTGGGCGGGCTTCGGGAGCGCTTAACGGGGCATTCTCATGCGCGAGGGTGGCGAGTTGGTCGAACACGATCGCTTCTTCGTCTTCAGGTGCAGCCATGCCCACGTCCAGGGCCGCGTCGATGATCGCCTGCTTGGCTACGATCTTCTGCGCCATCGTCGCGTCCAGGCTGCCGTCGAAGACGAGATGCTGCACCAGCACTGAGTCACGCTGCCCGATGCGGTGCGTGCGGTCTTCAGCCTGAGTGACCATCGCCGGACGCCAGTCGAGTTCGACGAAGACGACGTGTGACGACGCCGTCAGCGTGATCCCCACCCCGGCGGCGAGGATGTTGCCCAGGAACAGCGTGCACGAGGGGTCGCTCTGGAAGCGATCGACGGCAGCTTGCCGGTCTTCCAGCTTCGTGCTGCCGGTCAGCGTCACGCAGGCGCTTCCGAATTCGGCGGCCAGCGCATTGATCACGTCGAGATGGTGCGCGAAGCAGACGACTTTCGCCCCGCCCTCCAGCGCGTCCCGCAGGTGCTCGATCACGTAGGGCACCTTCGCGACGGCAGTGGCGTGGCGCAGCTTCGACATCTCGGCGAAGACGACACCCTGTGCAGCGCGCAACTCGGAGACGGCCCGCTTGTAGGCAGCTTCGTCCTCGGCGGCGTCGGCAAGAGCGACGCGCGCACGCATCTCGGCCAGCTTGTCGTCAGCGTGCTGGAAGGCTTGCATCTCGCGCTCGACCGTCGCGCTCGCGCCGTTCGCGCCGATCTCGACGATCTGGCGACGCTTCGCCGGGAGGTCGGTGAGGACTTCGCTCTTCAAGCGCCGGATCATCACTGACTCGCGCAGCACGCGCTGGAGTTCGTCGAGGTTCGACGCCCCCGTCATGTCCCAGCCCCACTGCGTCTGGCGGGCGGCACAGTAGCGCTTGTGGAAGCGCCAGAAGTCACCGCCGATGCCCTTCGGGTCGAGCGAGTGCAGCAGCGTCCACATTTCAGCCGGGCGGTTCAGGATCGGAGTGCCGGTCAGGAACAGCTTGCGCCGGGCGCTGATCGCATCGATGCGGTCCGGCCCCTTCTTTCCCCCGCCCAGGATGTGCTTCGTGCGCAGCGCGCGGTTGTTCTTCAGCGCGTGCGCCTCGTCGCAGATCAACAGGTCCCACTGCACCCGGTTGATCGCGGAGCGATACTTCGCCACGATGTCATAATTGATGATAACCACGTCGGTGCTGGGAAACGTCCCGCCCGCCATCGCGATGCCCACCGAGCGCTTCTCGACGAGCCAGCGATGCAGTTCGCTGCGCCAGTTCACCTTCAGCGTGTTCGGGCAGACGATCAGCGTGCGCTTGACGCTCGCGTCGGCATTCATCACGCCGATGGCCTGGATGGTCTTGCCCAGGCCCATGTCGTCGGCGAGCAGCGCGCCCTGCTTCGACAGGCAGTAGGCGATGCCAGCGCGCTGGTAAGGCAGGTAGACGCGACCGGCTGGGGCGGGGACATCGATCAGCGCTTCCGTCGCGACCGACGCCTGCACGTTCTCGGCCTTCAGCGCCCGCTGCTCAGCGCGCACCGCATCGAGTTCGGCGCGGACGTTGGGGGCGGCGTAGCCCGCGAGCATCGCCGCGTTCTCCAGGCGATCAGTCCACCACTGCTTCGCTGCCGGGTTCCAGCGGAAGCGCGCCGACTTCGGGATGTCGCGCTCTTCGTAGGAGCAGACGGCCACCCAGTGACCGTCGCGCTTGACGAGTTCCATTACGCCCGCTCCCCGGCTTTAGCCGCGTCCTTCGCGATGCGCTTCGCCATCGCCCGCTCGGCACTCTCGCGGGTCTTGCACTGAGCCATCCAGGCCCCGTTGGCGATCCGGATCACGAGCCAGGGTAGATGGCCCGCGTAGATCATCGGGTCGTTCCGGCTCTTGCGGATGAAATCGACCTTGTAGGTCGGCTGGCTGGAAGTCGTCGTCATGTCGGGTGTCCCCTGATCAAAGCGTAACCGGAGCGGCGCTCTCGGCAGACCTTCATATACGCGCCAAGCCTCTGACGCGCAAGCGGCAATCGCGGCGCAACTCCTGCTCGGCCTCGGCCAGAGCCCGAGCGCGCGAGCCTTCGCCCCGCAGCAACTCCCCGCGCCAGACGATCTTGCCGTCGACGCGCAGCACGGGTCGGTAGCCCCTGCACCAGCGCGGCGAGCCGACGAGCAGCACGCCGGGGATCACGCTCCCTCCATCCGCTTCAGCAGGCGCGACTGCGCGCGGGTCAGCGTGCCGCACTCGCGCGCTTCGTAGGCCGCCCCGTAGTCGCGACGATCCCGCAGCGTCGTCCCGTCCGGCCAGACCTCGATGTGCAGCCGCCTGCCTGCGTCGTCGACGACCGGCGTTCGAAGCGACCAGCCCTCCGGCCGCTCCCTGCCGATCTGCCGGGTCAAGGCGGAACGCGCTGCCGCTTCCGTCGCGTAGCGGAAGATGTGCTCGCCGTCTGCCGCCTCGATCACGAGAAAAAACACGCTCACTTGCCGTTCCAGGCATCAAGCGCGCGGCGGCCGAACTCGGCCTCAAGTATGTCGGAAATCAGAACCTCCTTCGGCTCGGCGCGGAGGTGCGCCCGGTCGAGCCGCGTGGGATAGCGGCGGATCAGGTCGTCTTTCGGAAGCTTGCGCAGAGCGAGGTAAGCAGCGCGAATAGCCGAGTTGGCAGAGAGAGCGCTCTTGGTCACGAGCGCTCTCCTTTCACGAAGTCGACCATGCGCGCGCCGACTTCCGCGTCGCTCTCGCCGAGATGCAGTGCCGCGCGAGCGAGCACGAACAGGAGGGGGATGCGCGTCATTTCGATCTGCATCCCCGCGCAGTGCGCGCGGTAAATGCGCGCGATCTTCACGTCTTCGGCTTTCGCCTCGCGCCGCGCCTTCTGGGCGACGGGCGACAGTCGGGCAAGCTGGCTCATGGTGATCCTCAATCGTTCAGCAGGTGGACGGTGACCCCGCGCAGCTTCGGCTGGGCGAGCAGCGTCAGCGCGGTAGGGCGGAAGACGACGGCAACCAGATCGCCGTCAGCGTCGCGGAGCGCTTCGCTCTCGACGAACGTCGCTTGCAGGCACGTGCGCGTGGATACGATCGTCAGGCCGGTCTTCCCGCCCGTCAGGTGCGTGTAGTGCTCGCTCGGGATGTCGCTCATTTCGCCGATGAAGCGGCGCGTGCGGGCGTCCCACGTGAAGGCGGCTGTGGTCAGCATCACGCGGCCCCCCGCGTCAGGTAGCGCTGCCCGTCAGCTTCCAGCACGAGCACGTAGAAGCCGTTCGGATACTGCCGGATCGAGAACCTGTCGTCCCAGTGGCCCTCGCCGCGATAGTCAAAGATGGCGTCATGCGTCTCGGCGAGCGTGGGGAAGGGGAGCGCTTGGCGGCGCTCGCGCACGAGCGACAGCATCACGCGGCCTCCCGCACCTGGGCGAATGTCCAGATGCGGTGGGTGCCGTTGTCGTCTACGGCATAGCCGAGGTCGACGTTGGCGAAGGGCATGTCGCCCGCGCCGGGGATGGCGACCGGGTGAAGGATCGTGATGCCCTTGCGGGCCAGAGTGCGGAGGGTGGAGGAGGAGAAGTTTTTCATCGGGTGACCCCTGATTGTTTGCGTCCCGGAGCGGCGCTCTCGGCAGAGGCATACGTAAGCGCGTCAGAACGGCCTGTCCAGCGGCGTTGGCCAGAATTCTGGCAATCACCCCAGCTATCTAGCCCACACATGACGGGCGGTGGACAGGCGGGGGGCGAGAAAAAGCTGGGCACAGGTAGGAGCCGTAGGAGCGGGGTAGGAAGGATTTGCCCCCCTCTCCGCTATGAGCATGCAGGCTCCCCCGTGGGCGGTCTGTAGGCCGGTTCTCAAAAATAATTTGACTGAGAACCGGATTCGCATGCGCCCAGCGCATACCGTCGGGCAAGCTTCGGGCCAACGCGGATCCGGCCTCGAAAATGGCTCTCCGGCAGACGCTCCCAGCCGTGATGTCGATTTTTGCGCCCTGCCCGTAGGCAGCGCGCTTCACGTGCGCGCGTACTACCTCTTCTTACGCGGCGAGGCCGCGCCTCGCTTTCGCTCGGGAGCGGAGACGTGTGGAGACGTGACCCACGAATCCGTCAAATCGGCAAATCGGACAGATCGGACAACCGGTGTCCGATTTGAACTGCCGAGCGCTTGCTGAGCGCCGCGCCAGTAGCTACGTGCTGAAGCCATGAGCGACGCGGCCCACATCGAGCAGCCCAGCACGGACGTCCGGCAGTTCATTCAGGACGTGCTGGCGCTCGGCTGGAACGCGGAATGGCTTGCCATCGAGTTGGGCTTGCCGACCGACCGGGCAACGCGCCGCTGGTTCAGCGGCAGCACAGTCCCGCCGGAGCCGGTCGCGGCTTGGGTCGCTCGTCTCGCCGCGTTCCGTCGCGCCAATCCCCCGCCCCCTATGCCCGAGCGCCACCGCTAAAAAAGTTTCGGCAGCCGCATTTTCTCTCTTGCATCGCCGACAGGTTGGCTCATATTGATGCCAGACGCCGGGGATAGACCCCGACGCGAAACGAGGGACAGACCCGATGTTGAACGCGACTTTCGGAATTGAAATTGAGTGCTACCTGCCCGAGGGGGCGACGGCTTCACAAGCTGCGCAAGCGATCCTCGCTCGCGGCATCTACTGCCTCGCCGAAAGCTACAATCACGGCACGCGCCCGCACTGGAAGATCGTAACTGACGGGTCGCTGGGTGACGTTCGCCGGGGCATCGAAGTGGTGTCTCCGATCCTCACCGGGCAAGCGGGCCTCGACGCTGTCGTGCTCGTGATGGAAGCGCTGACCGACTTCGGGTGCACCGTCAGCAAGAAGTGCGGGCTTCACGTGCACGTCGGCGCTGCGAACGCCCCGATCGACTTTTTCAAGAACCTGCTGAAGCTTTACGCACACTTCGAGCCGGTCATCGACTGCTTCATGCCGCCGTCGCGCCGCGCGAGCGCCAACGCCTACTGCCGCTCAGTCACGTCGGCGAACGTCGCCGCGATCAATGTCGCGACCGATCTTGACTCAGTCATTCGCACGCTCCCGGCGGGCGCGATGGACGCGCGTTATCACAAGCTGAACCTGACGTCCTACCGCCGCTATCAGACGGTTGAATTTCGTCAGCACTCGGGCACCCTTGAGGGCAGCAAAGCCGTCGCCTGGGCCAAGTTCTGCCTCCGGATGGTCGCCGCTGCTCGCGCCGGGAAGTCAATCTCGACAGTGCAAGCACAGATCAACCGGGCGCGTCACGGAACGAAGAGCCGGATCGTCGGCGATCTGGCGATGCGCCCCGAGGGCGTCAGCGGGAGCGAAGTCAAGGCGGCGACGGGCTGGGGTTCGCTGACAGTGTCGCAGTTGGAGAAGGCGACTGGCCTGCGTCTGACGGTCGTTCGTCAGGGCCGCAACGCTCGTTACTTCGCGCAGGGCGGGTCCGTCGTCGACGCGACCCCGTCGACGTTCTCCGCGCTGATGACAACCATCGAAGCCGAAGCCGCCGAAATCGCTTACTTCCGCGCTCGCACGTCGGCGCTGTCCGCGCCGGTCGCGTGGGCAGCGTGATCACTGCAACCACAGGAGACTGCATCATGGCCAACAAGATCGAGACGAACAGCGCAAGCCCCCTCGCGGGGGCGACGCTGGCTGCGTGGCGCGAGCGCATGGGCTACTCGCAGCGCGACGCATGCAAAGCGCTCGGCTGCTCGCGGGGCGCGTGGACGCGCTGGGAGAACAGCCAGCACGACGTGCCGAAGTATATCGGCCTCGCCTGTTCCGCACTCGCTCTCGGCATGACTGCCATGGGCGTCGAGTACAAGGGATCCTGACATGCTGATGTTTGCTTACGGCTCCAACTTGAACATGGAGCAGATGGAGCGGCGTTGCCCGAACGCAGTGCCTCTGGCGCGGATGAAACTGCGCGGACGTCGTCTCGTGTTCCGGGGCGTCGCCGACTGCATCGCCGAAGCGGGCGCAGTCTGCCACGGCGGTATCTGGGCGATCACGTCCGAGTGCGAAAAGGAACTCGACCTCTACGAAGGGGTGCGCGGCGGGCTGTATCGCAAAGAGTATGTCCCCATCAACGCGTTTCCAGAGCACGGGTCAGAGATGCTGATTTACGTGATGAACTCGACCGGCATCTTCCCGCCGTCAGCCTACTACCTGAACGTGATCAAGCAGGGTTACGAAGACTTCGGCCTGTCGAAAGCGGCGCATCGCGCGCTACGCGACGCGGTCGCAGAATCTTATGACGACAAAGCGCCGTCTCATGTCGAGCGCGCGCGCTACCGACGCACGGGCCGCCCGCAGCTTGCGAAGCGCCCGAGCGATGCCGGACATGCTGGCGACCGGAATAGAAATCACGCCAGCTAACAGGAGACTGACACCATGACGATGATCGCACTGCACAAGGTCACGGGGCGCGACCCCTACACCGACAACGAAGAGGGGGAGGGGCCGCAGGAGCGCACTGCGCCCGTCACGGTCAACGTGGCCGCGATCCGCTGCTTCTATCCGCGCAAGGAGAACCGTCCGGGGACGCGCATTACGTTCACGGACGGCGGGGGCTTCGCCGTCTCCGAGTCCTACGACGACGTGCGGGGCATGATCGCTCCGAACTGACGCAACGGCGGGCGCTGGGGCACTCGACCCCAGCGCTTCGCGCCATCAGGGGACAGCCCGATGAACGACGACCGCACCCGCCGACAGATCGAGCAGCGCGCCGCCTACGCCGCCACGCAAGCGCTCGTGCCGAAGCTGCCGCGCAAGCTGCACCCTGCCGACATCGCCGATCACGAGAAGATCCGCCGCGCGACTCGCTTCCGCGTGCACTTCCGCAAGGGGCCGGTCGAGACCTACCGCGCCGAAGCATCGACCCTCGACGAGGCTCGTGCCATTGCGGCCAGCCTCGACGCGGCCCACGGCGTGCACGGTCGCTCCGCTATGATCTATGCGGTGGACGAGCGGGGAGCCTCTATCCCCCTGCCTATCGGCTGGGAGGGGTGATGGCTTTTCTTGCGGTGCGCCGCAGTTAGCTGTTGCCAAACAAAGCGCTGGCTCTTATATGAACCTTCACCGAGAGCGCCGCTCCGGTTCTAAATCAGGGGACACCCGATGCGACTGAGTTTTTCCGACACTTCCGCGACGCTCGCCGACCCGGCCATCCGCTTGGGCGCAGTCGCGCAATTCCTCGACGACGTCTTCAACCTGGGCATCTACGCTGACCCGAAAGCCTACGCGCACGCTGCCAAGCGTCACGTGAAGGCGCTGGACGCGAAGATCATCGAGAGCGCGACGCGCATCGCTGACTTCAGCATGTCGGAAGAGCATGACACCGCCCGCCTGCTTCGCCTCGCCGCGATCCGCAGCGACGTGCTCGGGCACTTCTGGCGCGCCGAGCGCATCAAAAACGGGGGGTTTTGAGATGCAGTCCCTCCCCATTCGCGACGTCGCGCAAGCGCGCAGTTTCACCCTCGCGGGTAAGGCGGTGCTGACACTTCAGTCGGCGCGCACGAACCAGCACTTCACCTACCGCGTCAAGCAGGCAGTCGATCGCGCGACCGGAGAAATCCAGCCGCTGTGGTTCGTCTCGCTGCTGACGAACGGGAGCGCCGACGAGGGTCAGTTCTCCTACATCGGCGTGATCCGCAGCGACGCGTTCGCGCTCACTGCGAAGTCGAAGGCGGGCCTCGACGCTGCGAGCGTGCAGGCATTCGCGTTCTTCTGGAACCGCTGCCGCGCCGAAATCCCCGCGTCGCTGAACGTGATGCACGCGGGCAAGTGCGGGCGCTGCGGCCGCACCCTGACCCACCCAGAGTCCCTGGAAACCGGCATCGGCCCCGAGTGCGCGCAGCGCCTCGCGGCCGCCTGAGGGGGAGCGAAGATGATGGCACAAGCGCACATCTGGACGAAGGCCGAGCTTCACGAACTGCTCGACCTCTTCGCGAGGGGGGCGGGCACGCAGCCCGCTCCCAGCAAGGAGATGCGCGCGGCGCTCGACCGCTTCAGCGAACTCGCCGCAGCCAAGCTGGAGGCGCAGCGGGAGCGCAGCAGCACGCGGCAGTTTCGCATCATCTTCCGCACCGACCGCAATCGGCACGAGACGAAGACGTGCACGGCGGCCTCGCTCGCCGATGCGAGCACGCTGGCCCGAGCGATGATCGGATCCAAGTTCGACGGCGGCATCGTCGAGCACGCTTACGTGGCGGGCTGGGTGCGCAAGTCGCACTTGCGGGCGAGCGTGTGATGGACAAGCGCGAGCCGACGCTGGCCGACCGCTTCACGGCAGAGAAGTATCCGCAATCAAAGCGCATCGTCGACGAGCGCACCATCGTCCGCGTCCAGCAGCGCGTGCGCCAAGCGCATCGCTACGTCCTCGACGAGCAGGCAGCAGCGCGCATCGGCGACGTCGTGCGCCGGGTGCCTGAATTGCTGCTCCGCGAGCACCGCTTCGCCCGCGCCCCGTTCGAACTGACGTGGGTCGAGTTTCCGCACTGGCGCTTCTGGCAAGTGCTGACCGATGGACGTCCTCAAGTCATCGAGAAGCCGCAGGACGAGACGTCAGACCACACCATCGGCTACCTGTTCGACCACGGGCGGGTGAACACCGTCAGCGGGGGAACAGTCGGTCAGCCGCACAAGCGCTACCCCTACCTGACGCCGTTTCAATATCATCTGCACACCGACTGGCCGGTCGAAGACCAGATTCGCTTCGTGCAGGCGGTCGGCTCATCGCGCGGGCAAATCGATCACTACCTGTGGGGTGCGACGTCTACCCAACTTCAGCCGGAGCATGCGCGCGTGCTGCGCGATAACCATCGGCTCGACCTGTTGCCGTTAGAAGCGGCTTTTCGAAGCCGGATCGTAAGCGAGCCGAACCTGCTCGACAAAGCGATGCGCGGAGGCTCTGGCGAACTGCGCAACATGATCGCCATCCTGCTGATGTTGAATCGCCCGACCATCGCCCGCTACCGCAACGTGCTGCCCGGTGCGCGTGGATGGCACAGGGGAAAGCTGATCCCCTACCTGTCGCACACCACGGTCACGGTCGACATCGATGCAGTGCCGACGCTGCGCATGATCGGCACCCCTGCGGGCGAGGGCGTTCCGCGCCGCCGTCACGAGGTCGAGGGGCACTATTGCCACGACGTCACCGCGCGGGACTTTCACCGCATCGCTGGCTGCATCCATGACTGGATCACGTGCGACGACGAGTGGACACCCGCTCCCAAGATACCGGACGGCGAGGCGAACCACTGGCGCTGCTCGATCTGTGATGGCAAGCGCTGGTGGCGCGCTGAGCACCTGCGCGGCGATGCGACGCGCGGCTTCGTGCGCGCCGATCACGCCGTCACCGCAAGTCGGCTTTGAGCGCTTGCAAACCTCGCCCCACTCGGTAAAGAACGACCCACGCCGAGGGCATTCCGCCCCGGCAACTAACGCAGAGGACACCTCGCAATGAAACGACTCATCTATGCCTTGTGCATTGCCGGAACGCTGACCGGCTGCGCGTCACAAGCGACGCGCACGCAACTCGACTACGCGCAACGTGTTTGCGCGAGCAACCCGGCTGGCAGCGCTGAAGAGTGCGCATCGATCCCCGCGCTGCAAGCTCAGGCCAGCGCCGAAGCGAGTGAAAACACGACGCTTGCGGTGGCAACCATTGCCCTGCTTCCGCTCGCAATTCTGCTCGGCGGCCTGGGCGGTGATTCCGAGCCGCACTACCACCACCACCACTACTATCATCACCGCTGACGCATGCGGCCCCCAGCCTGCGGGCTGGGGTTGGTATGCACCAGATGGCGCAGAACCGTGGGGACGACCCCCGGCAACATCGAGAGAGGACGAACTCCTATGAAGACCGGCAAGAGCATCAGCCAACTGGCGGCTGAAATTGAACGCCAGAGCAACGCCAAGCGCGACATGATTGCCACGACGGACGTGATCAGCATGCAGTCGAACAACGGAGCGCTGGCGCTGCGCGTGGGCAGCGACGAGTTCGGCATCACCGAACTGGCGCACGATCAGATCGGCAATTACACGCGCATCCCCGGCCAGTATTACGACCGCATGCGCAAGGAGATGCCGCGCCTGCTCGCCGACAACGTCAACGCGTGGATGCACAACGGCATCCCGGAAAAGCGGCTGATCAGGACCATGGACACGATCACGCGCGCGTGGCTGTCGGACGCGTATCGCCCGCTGGAGAACATCGACCTCGCCGAAGCGGTGCTGCCGGTCTTCGCTGATCTGAAGCTGGAAGTCATCTCGTGCGAAATCACCGAGCGGCGGCTCTACCTGAAGGCGGTCGATCAGCGCATCAATGCTGACATCCCCGGCGGCGGGCGCATGGGCGACGGCTCGCACCACATCTTCGATACCTGCGTCCCGGCTATCGTGATCAGCAACAGCGAAGTCGGCTCGGGCGCGCTCAGCATCGAGACGGCGATCTGGACGCGCGCGTGCACCAACATGGCGGTCTTCTCCCAGGACAGCATGAAACGCCGCCACGTGGGAGCGCGTCACGAACTCGCTGCCGGGGAGAACGTCGCCGCGCTGCTGAGCGATGCGACGCGCGCCGCGACCGACAAAGCGCTCTGGATGCAGGTGCGCGACGTCGCCAAGGGCGCGTTCAACGAGATGCGCTTCCGCGACCGCATCGCGAAGATCACTGAGACGACCACACAGAAGATCGCGGGCGACCCGGTGCAGTCGGTCAATTTCACGGCCAAGCGCTTCGGGCTGACGGAGGGCGAACAGAAGAGCGTCCTGCGCCATCTGATAGAGGGCGCTGATCTGTCGCGTTACGGAATGTTTAACGCGATCACGCGCACGGCGGAAGATGTTGAAAGCTACGACCGGGCGTCGGAAATAGAGCGCATGGGCGGGCTGATCATCGACTTGCCTGCGAGTGAGTGGAAGCGCATCAGCTTGGCCGAGGGCGACCCGCAGAGGATGGCGGCATGATCCCGCCCGCACCTGCTGACCTGTGGGACCGCGTCGTGCATCGTCTCGCCTGCATGATCATGGAGCGTGAACAGAAGATCGTCGGCAACACGCCGCGCCCGATCCCGATCGTCGAACGCTCCGCTGACGAGACGCCCACGCGGGTCGCGTCATGAGCGAGCATCTGGAGCAGTTCGGCAGGCTGGCTTTCCGCGAAGAAGATGGCGAGTGGCGTGCTTACCTCGCTGAAGCTGACACGATGAATGAGGCGACGCTGCTCGGCTCGATCATGCTGATGCTGGTGCAACGTGAAGACCGCAAAGCCGCGTTCATGCAGTTGATGCAGGATGTGTTCGGTGATCTGGTCGAGGCGGCCGTGGGCCAGCGCCCGGTCTGGCCAAAGCCGCCGCAGCGTGCACCGGAGCACGAGCGCAAGAACTGAACCAGCTTGTCGTGGCCGTGCGGTGAGCACGTTTGCCGCGACGCGGGCCGGGGTGGCGCAGGGATGCGCTGCCCCGGTGCGCCGGAAGGAGAAGGTGTCCGATGATTGATGCTGCGATGACGGTGCGCGAACTGCGCGACATCTTAGAGCGGCTGGGATGGACGCAGGGCTATCTGGCCGAGATGGCGGGGCGAGACAACAGCCACACACGCAAGATGTGCAGGGGAAAAGAGCCGATCGATGCCGAGTTGGCGCAATGGCTGCGCAAGATGGATGCGCGCGCGCGCTCGTTCGATGAAGTCGCGAACGTGCCGCCTCCGAAGCCCCGGCGGGTGACCGCATGAAAGTAACCGCTGACGACGTGCGCGCCGTGCGCTTGCAGTGCGTGGCGTTCCTCGACGGGCAGGGATTCGCGCGCCGCCTCTATCGCTGCGTCGAATTCCCCGAACTGACGCGCGCGGTCGAGATACCGCGCGGCCGCAGCAGCACCGTTCCGAAGACCGACACTTTCCGCGTGGGCGAGACGGCAGTCCCGTTCGATCATCAGATCATCGCCGACGCCATCAACGCACTGCGCGGTCCCGAGCCGAAGCGCGTGCTGATCAACGGGAAGTGGATCGAATTGAAGTGAAAAACCTCGAACAAGCCATCACCGACCTCGCGCGCAAACTGAGCGACGAGGGCCTCCTGATCGAATCTGGCTGGGTCATTCTGCGTGACATACTGGAGCGGAACGACGGATCGCTGCCGCCGGAAGACTTACACCGGACGATTTTCTTCTGCGGAGCGCAGCACTTGTTCGGCTCGATCATGGCCGTCCTCGATCCCGGCGCGGCGGTGACCGAGAACGATATGCGGAGGCTGGATTCGATGAAGGATGAACTGGAAGCCTTCGGCGCGGCGATGAAGCTGCGCTGGTCACTGCCGGAGGGGCACGCGTGACCGAGAAGCTGTCAGACGTGATCGCGCAGCGCGACGCGATGCGGCAAGCGCTGGCGGCCCTCTGGTTTACGCCAGACCAGCAGTGCAACCATGAAGCGATCATGCAGGCGATGGCCGATGCGCGGCTGGTGCAGGATCGAAAGCTTCCTGGCCGCGATCTGGCTTACAAGCGCCTCACCGCGCTCGGGCAGGCAGCGCTCGACATGACGGAGGGCCGCTGAAGTGCCGATCGACGATCTAACCCCGCGCGAACTCGACCACCTGATCATGCACTTGCGCAAGCAAGGTCAGCGTCAGCACGAGCCGATGGGCGGCGGTTACCAGCGGCAATTCAAGTCCGACGCTTGCCTCGCTGCCGACTATCTGGAAGCGATGCGCGCCGAGTTGCCGCACTGGCAGCATCACGAGGAGTCGGTCTGATGCCGATACCCCAGCCGCAGACCGATGAGAAGCAGGACGACTTCATCAGCCGGTGCATGGGCGACAAGGTCATGGTGGCCGACTATTCCGACAACAAGCAGCGCGCTGCGGTCTGCCATCAGACGTGGCGCGACCGGCACAAGAAAGCGATCAGCACGCTCATCGCCGAACTGCGGAAGTTCCTGGCCAGCCTGCGATGAAGCATGGACAACGCAAGAACGCGGCACGCTCGCAGGAAGTGCTGGAGCGCTGGAACAGGGGCGAGACGAGCAACGGCATCGCGGCAGCCATGGGCATCAGCAGGGGCATCGTCGCTGGGATCATCGACCGCGCCGGTGACCGGGCAGAGAAGCGCCCCTCCCCGCACAAGGCGACACGTCAGGCAGCACGCCCCAGCCTCATCCCTCTACTGCCCAGCGAGGGGTGATGCAGACGCGACGTCCACGCATCGAGCGTGAGCACCGACACTGGAAGTATGGGGTGCTGCGGGTGCTGGCACGGGCAGAGGGCTACGCCATGGTGCGCTACAAGCGAGCGCTGCCCTTCGTGGTCAGCGAGGCTGAACTCGACGTGGCTCCAGAAGCTGCTGGCTATGACGACGTGCTGGGGCAGCAGGGCAAGCACGGGCAGAGGGGCTGATGCCATTCCGTCCGCCTATCCACCAGCCTGTGCGGGCGGACCGACCCGGCAAGACAGTGCGTCCGTCGCAAGCAGGCTCGTTCTATCGCTCCGCTGAGTGGACAGCGCTGCGTGAGGCTGTCCTCATCCGCGACGGCTATCGCTGCCAGCTTCGCTACGACGGCTGCTATCAGCGCGCAGTGACCGCGCATCACATCATCGCACGCAAGGACGGCGGTGCTGATGCCCTGTTCAATCTGCATGCCGTCTGCGGTCGATGCCACGCCCGCGCGCATCCTGAGAAGGGTGGCAGCCACGTCTGAGCGCAAGCGCAGTGCGAAGCATCGGCGCTGGGTGGCCACGCTGGGCTGCTCGGTGCCGGGCTGCTACCGCCATGGCGAGCCGCACCATCTCATGCACGCCGAGCCGTCCGCGATGTCGCTGAAGAGCGGAGACGACTGGCTCGTGCCCCTGTGCCGCCAGCACCACGACGCGCTGCATGCACGCGGAGACGAGCGGGCATGGTGGAGCAGCACCGCCCCAGGCATCGACCCCATCGCGCTCGCACGTGCGCTCTGGAGCACCAGCGGGGTGGGCATGCCATGACGCACGCTGCCCCGCGCGTGCCGTGCAGGCCATAGCAGGCCAGAACAGGCCACCCCTGCCGACATCTGGGCCATGCCCCCTCCACGCCCCTGCGCGCGCTGCCTCGGTGCCGCGAGCACGTGCACGCAGCCGTCCGCGCTCAGCCAGACGGATGCTTGCCGCACGCCAGCCTGTAGCCGAGCGGCTCACACGCCCCCAGAGCCGTCCCCGCATCAGCACAGCGGCCAGAGCACGCAACCGGCCCAGCGCGCAGGCAGACCCACTAGCGCGCGTCTCACGATTTGAGATGGGAAGGGGGGAGGGGACCGGCCAAGTGGACAGGTCTTCCGCCAGAAG